CTAATAATTTACTGTCATATTTTGCATCCCATTCATTTTGATTCGTAACATAAAATGTCTCATAAATAGGCTTACCAAGAGACTTAGAATCAAAAATATACAATGTCAAATGTCCTAATTGATCGGTGTCAGGGGCTAATAAAGTTAGGTAATAACATCCAGCACAGTTGGGTATATCCATCCAGGGCCTTGTTACTGCGTCAATTACAGTCCCATCCGGTTTGATTAAATATCTCCAATAGTACCAGCTTAACTGTGCACCATAGACGGGATTCAGAGGGTCAGTAAGTTTAACCTGTTTGGTTAACAATACGCCAACCCTTACCGTTTGTTGTGTACTTTGACGAAGTTCCATTAGCTTCCTACAAGGCAATACAGCAATTTAGCTGTAGCACTATCACCGACAAATCTAATACCCGGCATGGCTGTTGCATTCGGATTGATTGGTATAATATATCCTTCGCCGGTCTTAATATATATTTGTGAATCCGTTGACAAAGGGGTCCCAGTTGTTGCCCCAAGTTTCACGTAGAAATTTCCCACTAATGCTTCCAGGTACAGGCTAAACCCGCTGCCGGCGGCAATATCGCCTAAATCCAGGGTTGTGGCGGTAGTCCCAGTAACAGGACAGCCTTTAACAACCTCTGCCGGGGTAGTGGTGTGGGTGAATTTATTCGGTATTGTCTCATTCCCGGAATATAGTCCATCTATCTTAAAAACAGTGGTAATATCCAACGTAGCTGCCAAAGCATTATCCTTTCAAAATGTTACATACGTTACATTGTATCAAGTATGTAACAAGGGTAAATCCTTTTACCCCTGTTACCTAAGGAGACAAGAGTTTCAACTCTGCCTCGTTCCTTACTTATCCTCAAGTATTTCAAAAACCTGTCCGACAACGATAGGATTTGGGAATACTTCACCAACTCTTTTCTTGCACAAGGTGATTTCCTCAGCAGTTAGTTCAACCTCATTCCCCGCTTTGTAAATCTTCCGTGCAAGTTCATACTTCTTTATTTTATCTACTCCAGGTTCGTTTTGAACTGGATTAAGTAAAGCATTAACAAGAGCTAATTTCAAAGTAGCGTCTATCGCATTTCCCTGGCCATCCGAATCCTTCATTGCCTGACCATCGAACGTCTTTAATGTTTCTGAAACTGTTACTAACATATCTTATCTTCTTTCAAAAAGTTATAAGGGGCTATATTTCAAGCCCCCTATAATTAGTTATTAAGCAGCACTACTAACCATAATGTAATAAGTCGTGCCAGCAACCCTGACAGGAATGGTATGTGAAACAGCCGCAGATGATTGTGCAGCAAACTTAATAGCGTCTGCACTCAAGGCAACAAGCAACCCATCCGGTTTATCCGCACCATCACATCTACAAGTAATCATCCAATGTGAGTTTGCAGCAGGCGGATTTGTGGCATCAATTTGAGTACGTAGAAACAACGGAGAAATATACGTTGTACCAGTAAGATTTGCACCTTCCTCGTAAATCTCAGCACACAAAGCGTGAATATGACCTGCCGTCTGTGTTCCACCCCACAAGTTTAAACTAAACCTGTTACCGATACAATAACTACCAGCAGCGACAGCCGTTACATTTGCCTCACCATAGACGGCCAAAGCAACATCACCACTATCGGCAGTAGCAACTTCTGAACGCACAAACAAGGCTGTGAATGTTCCTGTGGTTTCTGATGACACACAGTTGATAAGATTAGCGGCCACTTCAATAGTACCTGCGGTCGCAAACTTCATCTTTGTTGATCCGCAGCTTTGGAACAAAAACTGGTCAGGGCAAAGTTTCGCCAGGCACAAACCGGCGGTAGAACTTCTATCAACCGTTTCCATTGCCACAGCAACAAACCTGCCAGCACCGTTACTGTTACCAGCATTAAGGTTGCCTAAATACTGTGTACCACTCATTAAAGCAAGTGCGTTTACACCGGTCGTAGAACTGATATAAGACCTAACAGGAACAATGGCCCCATTGGGTATATAAATATCCAAAGCACACGGGCCGGTTTTTCCAGATTTCCCGGAACCGGCAACAACACCTGCAAAGAACATAATATTATCTGAATCGGGGTCTTCCACCCTGATAAACTTACCTTCATTTTGATACCCTTCAGCCGTAGTAGTACTTTCTACCGTAAGGTCTGCCGAACTTTTGCCTAACCAGTTGGTAGTGGCATTAAACTCATAACAAACAGGCATACCCTCGTAGATAGTACTCGATCCTGTATAGTATACAGTAATCGTTTTCGACTTGGGGTCTAATCCATAAGTAACACTCATGGTATTCCCTTTCTAATTATAAAGTTAAACTGAATTTACATTACGCCGCAGGACAATCGGAAATGAGGAATCCTGCCTTACTCGGAACATCACACCATACCTGGCCGCCGAAGTCGATAAACTTCTGACCAACCAGGTGTCGGTTAGAGTTATCATTTTCAGTCAACGTCATGTTCCAACCCTTCAAATACGTCGGGTACAACACATTCATATTGATACCGAATATAGGATCAGCACCATAAATAGCATCCCTACGGGTATCGAGAATGTCCACCCACACCAGGCGAATAGCACCAGGAAGCGGTATCATGCTCAACGGGTAGTATCCATTGGCAAACATGTTCGGACCAACATTACTATTGAGTTTTTGATACAACGTATTTAGTGTAAGCATCACATTCTTGGAGCTAAAACACGCATACTTATTAACCTGGGACAACACCGGGTCGGGAACAGCAACCGGGGGCTTGAAATTCAGCCGCATCATCGCTTCATTAACAAGACGCATCAAACTTTCGTCGATATTTCCCTGGTGGTCTGCATAATAACTTGCCATCTCAGGATTGACGGATGCAGAGCTTGTCAAACCGCCCTTGGTAAAAGCGGTCCCGTGTGCATTGCCAGCAACAGCAGCGTCATTGTATTTTGGCGTATAACCTGTATAACCACCAGTGGAACTTACCGTACCAAGAGGCAACCAACAGGGAATAGAAAGCATAGCATCTACATCTGCCGCTCCTGTAGGGCCTGTCCAATAAGCAAGACGTATAGCATCGATCAATTCGGCCTTGGCTTTACGATACTGTAACTTAACAGCATCGAAAATCTTCTCAGGGCCACTATTGGCCGATACTTCCATTTTGTTAAACGCCATTGCCCCGGCGTAGTGCTTAAATGGGGTAATGGAATACTCTTTGGTAATGTTCTTTACAATAATATTATCTTCAGCCCAAGGATTCTTGGCCCCGGCATTACCAACCGTACCAGTTGTAATAAATCCTTTAAGCACATCCCCTGTTACCTGCATGATATTCGGATTCATCCATATATTCAAATCCTCATAAGTCTCATACGCATAGGTAAGGGGTGGTTCCTTAATCATAAAACGCTCGATTGTGCCATGAAGCACATCGAGGTTTTGTTCGAAAATTGGCTCGGCTGCCATTTTATCACCTATCATTAGTCATTAATAATTCCGTTTACAATCCATTACACTTAGACTTAATCAATACCGGCTGCTCTCTGTATTTGTCTTATTTCATCGATGATTTCATCGCGGGTGTCAACGTGTTTATTCTTGAGTTCTCTACCTACACGTGCACCTGAGAGTTTTGTCTCGTGTCTTTTTAAGTCCTGAACAAGTTTCCGTTCGAGTTCTTTTTCGAGGTGCAGACCTTTATAAGTTCCAAGAGCAATGGACATAGCATTATCTATGTTTGCCCCTTGACTCATAAATGCGTCTGCATACCTTAGAACTTCCAATCTTGCCTTCAAAGCCGGGCTGTTTGGTATCAACTGACCGGCCAAACGACCAGAAGCGAATCTTGGAAGTTCGTCTGTTTTCCCGAAAATAGGGAAATCTTTAGAAGCACTATCGAGTATTTTTGAAACTGTATCGACCGCTCGTATTTTCGATTGTTCCTCCTGATGTGCCTTAAATTCATTAATTTCTTTAAGAGATGTACCAAATTTTTCTTCGAGTTGTTTCGATATTTTATCGACAATTTCTTTTTCAAGTTCTGTGTTCTTGTCCACATCTTTGTTTACTTTATCATCTGTCTTGTTTACATCTTTGTTTACTTTGTCATTGGTATCATCTTTGTTTTCCAAGCTTTGTTCGAGATACGGAATAAGTTCTATAAGTTCTTTATCAGTGTAACCGTCTGCAAGGGCAATAATGTCTTCAGGTGTCATTCCAGCAGCTTCGGCAGCACTTGAAAACTCATCAGGTATGTCCGATCCGGCCAACTCATCTTTAACACTATTAATATCTTGTGTTTCATTGGCATCATCATCTGTACCAGCATCACCGGGTTCGACTTTATCCTGTACATCCTTGATATAATCAACTGTGCCTTCCATGAAATCAGAATCGGTTTGTTTGGTTATATCGACTTTATCACCATTGGTTTGTGTATTATTGTCAACAACATCTTGATTGTCATTATTTATTACAATACCACCGGGCATTATTTATCTCCTATAATTCTTCATAATATTCTACTTTGTCTTTATTAATATGTATTCGTTTACCATTAGGTTTAGTCCAGTGAGTCCAAACACTATCACCTTTCCATTGTCCAGTAACTTTTTTGTAGTGACCAGATTCGAAACAAATTAACATGTCCTGTTCTCTACTTAAATCTTTTTCGGTTGTTTCACTCATTTTTTGTCTCCTTCTCGGGCTCAACTTTCCGTCCTGCCATAAAAGCATTAAGTTCTTCCTTTACAACCTGTCTCACTTTTTCAACGGTAAGTTTTTCCCCTATTAGAAGCTCAGGTCTATTAAGGGCCATTGCCTCAAGTTTGTTCTTTACCGTTGGAAAATCTTTAGCACATTTACTACATTTACCGTCTTTGTCCAACGATCCTGGACGAAAGTCAGCTTCGCATACCGCACACCTGTGAATAATTTCAGCCATTTTTTTGTCTCCTAATTAATCTTTTTCTATGAATCCCATTTCTTTAAGATACTTTAACTTGTGTACCCTGTGTTTAATCACTGGCAAATAACAGCCGTTGTGAAATTTGAAATCTGTTCCTGGGTGAAGTTTTCTTGCCTCATCGATTTGATTTGGCAAGTATGATGCACCATAAAGCCTGGTTCCAGTAGGACCATCGAAATTATACTCCATCATCTGGCTACCAACATTATCACCAGAATGTTGGGCAAGAAGATTTTGTGGAGCCATTTTTCCACACTTCGGACACTTTGTTTTGTTCTTCCAATCTTTAACTGGCACGGATAACTCGAATGTGTGGCCACATCCTTTTTTGGAACTACATGTATAACAAAAAATCATCTTAATCTCTAATCGAAGGTTTTTTGGCTTCCATAATTTCAATCATCTCGACAATAGTATGTCTCTTGTCCATTGTTTGTTTCTCTTCAACCACTTCATACCATACAACTTTAATTTCTTCCGGTGTCATCTCTTTAATTTGTTCAATTGTGTACTTTTCCAAACACTTCATGTCTTGTTTCCTATTTAAGTTTAATTATCCACGAAACCGGTATATGGATTATACCACACATATCATTGTGTTCATCCAGTCCGACCGTATGTGCAATAGTTATATATTCTTTTGTTCGACCTAAAAAAAAAGCCCGTGTTTTGCATATAGATTCAGAAGGAACCTGTAAAGCCTCATCGAGTGACTTCCACCCTGGTACTTCACAAGCGTCTTTCCATATTATATCTACTGGTTGTCCGAATTTTTTGTTAATCTTCATATTTTTCTAACTGCTCTTCCGTATGATATAATTTATTACGTCCCATTTTTCATTTAGCCCCCAATGTCCAACTACACCCCGCCACCATAATACTATATAAATGGGGTTTAGAGAACAAAAAAAATACTGTCTATAAAAAAGTTCCATTAGAATCCAAGAAGGTATCGTACACAAACCAACAAGGTATCCCCATTTCTCTTTCCCTTTTCGTGAAAGTAACCATGTTGTCAATAGGCTGCAAATTACCGTCGATATTTGTAATACAAATCCGAACATATTTCAATGTGAATTTAAATAATAACACACAATTACAAATATCATAAAAAGCAAAAATGCCGAACAATTTAGAAAATCATTTATTTTTCCAAGACACACTATTTACTCCTTCGATATTTACTTCTATGAGATTTCTGTACGGCTTTATTTGCACCCAATTGTTTCATTGCAGTAGGATATGCTTTACTAAGAGCGTCTTTAGGACTACTTCCATTACCCGTATAACTTTTCGCTATTGCAACAACCCGTTTATGAAAAACAATTGTGTGTTCGCCTTTTCCTTTTGGTGCAGGTAAACCGGCCCTGATATATAATTTAGTAATAGATGCTTGATTTTTTGCTGGTTTTAACATTACTTACTTCTTTGATATTTAGTTCTTTTTTCCCTGTTGGGTTTCCATCCTGTTTTACGTAAAGTACCATAGACATAGGCGTCGAGCCTGTCACCTGTAAATCCTTTTTTCTCACCTTCACGTTTTAATTTTGCTTCTAATTCTTTGGGCATTATTCAACCTCGTAATAATCAGTGTCATTTTCATAATTGTAATAAATACTACCTGTAACTGCAATTTTTTCAACCTGGTATTTGTTCATTAAGAACATTTGTCTAATTGTATCGACATCATTTAGAAATAAATCACATGGCATGGAACAATTAAGTACCGGTGAAAACATACCTACAACTATACCTCTTACAACACCATCCATTGTGAAAACAGGACAACCGGAATTACCAGGATGTACTGCACTATCGGATGTAAATGCAACTTCCCATCCGTACTTTTTATTCGTATACGGGTCTATCTCATCCCAATTTCTATCGATACCTGAAACAATACCCTTGGTCACCGAGTTAAAATTAATCTTACCATAGGGAGAGCCGATGATGTATAAGTCTTCACCCAAAACACAATTTTTAATACTTCCTAATTTGGCAATAACATTATAAGGCAATTCCTCTTCAATCCAAATAAAACCAACATCGTGTTCCTTATCGGATACGGCTTTAGTGGCATGAATTTTATTTCCATCACTAAAGGTAATATCGAAAGACTCGACATTTTCTACGATATGCCGGGCAGTTGCTATAATATGTTTGTCAATAACAAATCCACTACCCTGCCACCCAGGACAAGAAACATGGACTACTGATTTGATGGACTTTTGAATAGTATGTGTAAAGGTAACATCTTGTAACCCGTTTTTAACAACAGGCACTGATATTAGTAAAACCAGGATAACATAAATTACAATAACTATTTTTCTACCGTGTTTCTTAAACCATTCTTTCATTGTGTGATCCCTTTAGTTTGTTCCTGGTTAATATTACGTTCTGCTCCCACACCATTTCTCATGTCGTATCCCTGTGAGTTGGCAAGTCTTGAAACATCCAACGCACCCGTTGAGTCATTGAGTTGTCCCGGGTTTTTCGATTTATTACCTTCTGTCTTCATTATATAATTAACATCAGGTCCGTCCGGTGGAATGGCCGATTTATACCACTGTGGAAATTCATCGAAACCGCCGTAATCTGCTATCAATCTATCCACCATTTGTAAATCAATGTCGGCTCCTTGCTCACGCCTGAGTTGCAACGTTGGCATTATCCATGTGGTCATTAATTGAATTAACCGTTGATACTTCATTTCCGGTGTCATTCGTTGTGTACTATAAGGAACAACCTTTAACACTAATTGAGAAAAATCTGCAACCTTATCCGCTTTCGAATAATATACCGGGTATTCGAAATCGCCCAAGCCAGGAATTTTAACTGTATTAAGTATTTTCACATACGTAGAAGGATTATCCATAGTCACATTGACCCATTTGCGTAATATGGACTCCTCCCAATTGTGAAACTTGGTATAATACCCGTTAATCATCCTGGTTGCGTTCGAGAATATCAACTGGTCTTGTCCCAAAGTATCGGATGATGGTCCCCTGCCTGATACAATATCACTGGAAGTAGAACCAGCCTTTTGGAACTCCTGTTCGGCCCATTGTATCCAACTGAGTCCTTCGCTGCTGACCCCACCGAATGAAAACTGTTTTACACCATCCATTCCTTTTACGGTAATAACGTCCATGTTTTTACCTTTTAATACTGCTTCAGCGGCCTTCTTGCCGGTAGGTTCTGCGGCAATGATTGTTTTATGAGCTTCAGCTTTCTCTCTTTCCGACTTGGCCACAAGATTTATATTTTCATCGAGATCGTAAATATCCCACGCAGGAGGAATTGGAATAGGACAATTCGGGGGATATTTATATCCCAGGTAATCGTATGGGTTGAATTTACTGTCAATTGTCTTTATGACAACAGCCTTATGTCCCATTGGCATTATTGTTTCTATTGTTTTTTCTTTGTAATTGTATATGTCTATAAACGTACTATATTCATCCAATGCAAGTTTATTAAAATCATAACCATCTTTGAATGTTATTTCAGTTGCACTGTATTTACTATCGAGGTTTGCATCGGCAGTAATGAAATCTGCTATTTGCTTTCCATATTTGTCTTTCCTTGCAAACAAGTCCTTGGCATAGTCTGTGGGTAACCTGTATAAATCACCTTCGAAGGCAAAATCAGCCCTGACCTTAACAGATGGGTCCCCGGTATAATCACATGGCTCTATGATAGCAACTTTAGGTGTACCAACTTTTATTTTTTCATTACCTATCGATACACACCTGTCGTACTCGGTAAATGTCCTGGCTATGGCCGCACCGAAATAAGATGCTATAGCACCTGGGGTCAATACATTTTCTGCAAAATTGTATTTCTCAACCAGGAAATTAGTTATCAATCTCATACCATAGGCATATGATCTTAAACTCGGGGCAACCGGCTCGATAAGAACTTTCGGGTTCCCTTCTGCAAGATAAGCAATACCAGCCGACACTGCACGATTCATTAGGTTGATAAGATGCCAGCGGGAATAACCTTTGTTATAATATCCTGAAATCCAAAGTTGTTGCAATTTCTGCGAGTGATATAAAGCCCCTTCCCATTTTTTCTGCCACGCTTTTGCAAGGGCCTGGTATCTCACCACACGGTTATGTTTAACATCTTTCTCATCGAGAACATTTACCATCTTTTAAACCTTGTTAATTAAAAAGTGTAGATAGTAGTAATTATTTAATTAAGAATAATATTTTGTTATTGTTTGACCATCATTATTCATAACGTAAACTTGAGATTTTTCATCGATTTCTAAAGTCACTAATTCTTCTTTGTTATCAAATAAACGAAATTCTACTAAATCAACTATACCTCCTGGGTTATTTTTCGTGCCGGTTACCTGCATAATTAATTTAGTACAATCATACAATTCGAATCCATTTTGTTTACTAACTCTAACTATCATACTTACTACCTGCCTTTCTTACTTTCTATCTACACTTTTAATTTACCACAATTTTTTATGTCCTATTTTTTGCCAAATCCTATTTTATTGTCTTCTGTGTATCCTTCGATCTCACATTCATTTATTTCTACCCGCATAAGTTCCCTATTATCTTTTAGATACACAAACCAATAATTTTTCGTATCCAAAAAAACACTTGTTATCATTCCACAAACACCAGTAAAGTGTGTAACCTTATCCCCGGCTTTATATTTCATTAGTTCCACCACCTCTTCCCATTAGCCTCCTGTTTTTCTTCTTTCATCTCTTTTGCTTCTTTCCTTGCCTGCCAACTATTTTCCGAATAGAAGTGACTTTCAACACCAGTACCTGGTTGCTGTTGTTTCTTGCCATGATTGGCAACTGCAATGGCTATTACCCTGTCACCATGAGACGCCTTGGCCCCGGATGATTCTGTTTGTGCGGCTGCCGGTCCTATATCGATCTTACCCTCGAACCAAACGTAACTCGACATCTCGTTAATAGTTTGGTCATCGTAAATTATTAACGGGCTGAATCTTGGTTTCTCTCTTAATCCTTCGTGTAATGCGGCATCCATACCGCTAAGAACTTCCAACTTACTACCATTAGGCCCGGATGTACTTCTCCACCCGTATTTGTTTCCACTTTTATTCTTGTGTCCTGATTTGTCCTCTTTTACATAAAGATTGTAATATCCCAATTCATCCACCCGTTTAAGAAAATCAGGTGCACCGTTCTCTTCCCAAATTAAAAGAGGTGTTACATTGCCACCCACCCATTCACACAATGCAACGACCTTCTCGGCGAAATCAGTGATAGTTAAATAAGGTGTTACCAACAGGCCGACAATTTCATTCGTATTAACATCCAGGACAGCGGCCACAGAATTAGTCGTACCAGTACCTTTCGATATATCACATCCTACGACATAGTTATGCCCCTGGAATGGACGGGCATCTTTTAATTCAGACCACCAGGATAATATGCTGTTGGGGCCACCATTTTCAAACCACGACTCATAGATATAACTGTCTTTGTCGAACGAATAGTTAATGTCCCCGTAATAATAAGGTGCCCTTGTTTTGTCTTTCAGTTTATCGAAAAGGCCGAATTGGAAAAACATATCAGTCGAACCACTCTCGATACCCAATAGGTTTTGTGCTTTACCCCGTGGTGTTACGGCCTTATCTTTTTCAAATGTATCTAACCAAGCCGTACGATCACAGCCGAAATTGCTAATATTGCCGTCAGCAATGAAAGGAAACACATTAGGTAAATCAGCCACACTATAAACAATGTCCTGGTTAATATTCCTAAATGCTCCTGGATACTTTTTTTTATAATATTCCACATCTTTTATCATCACCTTTCCGTCTTCAGGACTTGTGTATCTTCCAGCACCCTGTTCGGGTGAATCATAAAAACTTAGTTCGATGACCTTATCAGGATGTTCTATCATTAATTTCGAGTACGGATGTGCTGCTCCCCATGGGCCGGTTGTACTATTAAATATCGATGTGGAAGATGTATCAGCCAGGTTTTCTATAATCCACCCGGCCTCCTTGGGGTCAATTTGTGCGGCCTCATCTACCAATGTAACCCTGCTTCTAAATGCTTTACCGAAACCAATGTTCGTTGCCTCGCCCTTAAATGCAGACCCATTAGCAAGACTCTGCATGAATAGGTGTTTTTTGTAAACAGGAGGTTGCAAATATTTGGGCAAAGTATTCAACATGTACAAAAGTTTATAGAACAAAGTCTCTTCCGACCCAATTACATGGCCGTCCTTAATCTCAGAGCCATCGTCAACCAGGCTCTCTTTTCTCGACCCAAGACAAAAGCGTTCATCGGGGTTGATAAGTGAGTAGAGTAAAAGTATCCCGAGGTTTATATACGTCGCACCTTGCTTTCTTGACTTCTTAAAGAACCTGTCCTGCCCGGTTTCAATAGCATCTTTTACACTTCTTACTCCTATCTCTTGGTGGGGCCATAAAATAAAAGGAATATGTTTATGCTGCAACTGAGAATTAAACGTAAAAAGAGAACTGTTGAAAAAGCTGCACGGGTCTAAAAAACATAAAGCTAAATATTCTGCCGTAGCTTTTTTATCATCACAAAGAAATCCATGTAAATCCTTTCTGAACGCAATGTTTTCTCTTGGGTCTTTAGGTATAGAATTAAAGAATACCGTCGGACTTTTTGCTATTTTTTTGAATTTTTCAGCGTTCATGTACAATGAATTTCTCTATGACAATTAGAACAAATTTTGTATTGTTCAGCGTTCATTTATTCAATACAAATATCACCTGTCGATGTATAATAATATGGCCTGTATATCCAGTCAGGATAAAATGGCCAAAAAGGTCTATATGTCCAGTCGGGATAATATATATAAGGAATTATCGGTTTTTGTGGTATATATCCATATTCCTTAAGATGTTTTTTTAGTGATTCGAAATCATTCGTATCTTCCTTACAATCACACTTTTCAACACCAGGTGCATTAACCTTTTTACACCTCGGACACATCCAACCTTCATTCATTTCGTATCTCCTTTTCAACTACTTTGGGTTCTATAATCTCGGCCTCTATTTGTTTAATGTTGTTGCTACTTAATAGTTTACCCGCTAATCTATCAATCTGTTCGCCAACCAATTCCGCAGTTATGTTAATAGATAGGTTCTTGTTCTCCACTTCGACTTTCTGCTTACTCTTCCATCCATCCTCATCGCCTAACTGCAACTGGTTACTCAAATTACACATAATAAACATGGCCAGTGTAGCATTACCAGCCTGGTGATTGTCGATAGTTTGTATCTCAGTTCCATCGACATTTCCATTTCTATCATAGGTCGTTTTTGTCTTTGTGGTTTTATAATCATAACCAACCGCTTCGAGCATACTATTTGCGGCTAACTTCCTTAATTGGCCTAACTTACCTCCCCTGCAAGCGTTATTAAAACTCGGAAAACTCCTTTTCCAGCCCTTTAATGCAGATGATGTAATGCCGAATGTATTAGCCAAGTTCTTTTCTGTAAATCCAACGGCTATTAGTCTCGACGCTATATCATCGTATTCCGGTTTATACTTACCAGTCCAATAGCCTTGTTCTTTTCTCTCCTGACCGGCTTCCCATTTCACAGGTGTTACTTCATACTCCACCTGTTTTTCTTTTACTTCATCGATCTTTGTTTTTTTCTTCCTGGCCATTGTTATAAAAAACTATCTATTTCTTTATCTAATGTTCTTAATGATCTACAGGTAGTACATGGTTTACCGGCAGTACAATTATCTCTTTTACACGAGGCCAAATCATTACCTATGATAGCTTTTGTTTTCATTAATACGGAATGTAAATTGTCCATATATTTATTCAATTCTGAAAACACGATATTCGAATCGTTTTTTATGGCTTTTAGTTTCATAATTATAGACTAAATTAAAAACAGGAGGAGCAACCGCAGTCTTTGGGTACACTCCTCCACCCGGATAAATATATGTTATAATCGAAGTTCATTGTTTAGCCTGTTATTCCTGTTTTTACTACTTCAATACTGCCTTTAGTAATAATACCCGGAAACTGCCCTACTTTTTCTCCAGGCATAACAACAAGACGTGCCATTTCTTTCGATCCAGTGTCGAACATAATTACCTCCCAATTAGATGTACCAGGTAAATACCCCCTGTGTATTTCTAATTCTTTCGGTTCTTGTCATTTCTTGTCTCCTAATTTGGCAATATTCATTATAGGTTTGTATCCAGTTAAGATATTATAGGACTATATCCTTTCTCACTTCCAGGTTTTAATATTATTTCTCTAAAAGCATACCACCCTTAGCATCCTTTATCTTCCGTCGCCGTACCTGGCCCCCTGCTACTACGTGATGAAGTACTACAGTGCAAAGTATTACAACTGTCATAGGTTGATAAGTATTACATTTGTCATAGGTTGATAAGTATTACAACTGTCATAGGTTAGGCCAGGCGTAAGCCGTATTGCTTAATAGTAGTCATTCCTATTTAGTACCCGTTCTTATTAAGCAGGGCACGAAGATTTATCATATTTTCTATTTGCATTTTGTTTCTTCGTATTACAACTGTCATAGGTAAGTATTACATTATCGCCCCGGCCAGGCTTTTCATATTTCCGCGGTTAACTTATCAAAGTGCCACAACTATCGAATAGGTTTTATTATTGTCGAACATATTCGACACGTGTCGAACATTCCCTATTATTGTCGAATGCTCTCTACAGTTGTCGAATATATTCTACAGTATCGAATTCGAATGTCAAGAGAAATGTTTTCGAAATATCGATTACAGTCGTAGTCATACCATATTTATACATTGAAGATAGAGTATAAGTCTATTGTGTATATGAAGTTATAACTATTTTAACTATTTTTAGATATTTACGATATTTTGTTTGCATTTCGCACGATAATATAGTATAATTTGTATAGTTTAAGAGATATTTAATGTACTTTTGATTTGAAAGGATAAAATAATGTCGAACGAATATAGATTCGAATGCAGTTACGTTGTTCCGATTAGTGCAGGCTATGAAGAAGAAGCAATACGAAAATTTGTGGATTGTCTTGCCCGGGTCGATGCTGTTTCCTTGCGTTTATGGTTATCTACACACTATAAACTTAAAATTACTACCCATGAGGAAATAGCTCGGTTGTCTGGTTGTGGAAGTAGTTTGTCTTCTGATTAATTAAATCTACAACACTATACTGTAGCAATACAGTATAGATTTATGGGTTTTAGCGAAATTTCACTTGACAAAGTAAACAGGATTTGTTATAGTATATAGAGAATGAGAAATATGACCATGACAACAATAAAACAAATAATATTTAGGCGTGAAATATGGGTTTTAGCGTTTTGGTGTTATTTGACATTGGTATGAAAGCAAAGTAGAATGATAATTGACATAAAGACACAAACAGGTATATTTAAGGAATTAGGTGGGCATATTGTTTGCGAAATTGAAACGGTAGGCTCGCCGGAATTATCCGGGTGGCATAATGCCCGAAAATTAAAATGGACAGAATTGCTCATAGAATTGCGAAAAAGTGCTACCTGGCTGAAGTTTCCCATTCGAAATATTCCGCCGAAAATCTTGCGTGCGTTGTTATATAAGTATTTTCCAGGGGATGTCGAACATGATCTGGATTGGAAGTACGAACTGCCATTTCAAGATTATGCTTTTAATGTCGTAAAACGTGCCGAAGTTTTGGCACGGTATGTAAATAATTGGCTAAATGAAAATGAAAGTGAGGTAAAATAAAATGGCAATATGGGAGTTAAGACAAGTCGAAGACATCGAATGGCGGCAGGATGATAGTGGATATTATGCTTCGATTGTCCATGTTCGGGAGACCGGTGAAGTACGGCTGGATATAATGTCAACTGACAACAATCCACTTATATCATTTCAAGGCTCGGCAACTGCTGTTTGCAAGAACGCAATGAGATATATCGACGAGAATTGTATCAATGTGTCTGCCGAATATGCCGCTTATATCGGCTATGAATTGGCCAAGGCGGAATTGGTACGGGGTTATTATGTACAAGGTTAAATGAACAGGAGAATTAAAATGTGTATGTTCGATGAAAATGGTATAATGTTACCAGAAGAATTCGATGAAGAAGGAAATCTCGTAGGCCCAACCTGTGACGGTTGTGGAGATTGTTACGATAATGATAACGATTATGACGACGATTATGACGACGATTATCGAGACAAACAGGAATTTACGCCAGGACAAATTGCAAAACGTGCAAAAGAGAATAGCAAAATGTATTTCGAAGCATTGGCAAAGAAAAAACAACGGTATTGCCCGGTAGGCGAGCGTTATGGTAGGTCAATCGATAGGCCATACCGTACGCCATAGAATCGTCAATACTATACTGTAGTCGATTCGATACAGTATAGACTTGTGGGTTTTATTATTCGATTAAATTGGAGACAAAGAAAATGAAAACCTATATATTAAAATTGATACGAGAAATGGTTTTCGAACAAAAAAACAATAATTGGCAAGGTAGATTATTGCCAATTATAAATACCCTGAACAACTTAGTACCAGGTAAACCAAATGATAATATTTGTGGTTTTCTTGCATACGATGTGCCAGGCAAAGACCGGATGAAAATGAAAACAGGGCGTTTTTTGACAAGAAAGTTAGGCTTAAATAATGGTTTTATGTCGGATGTTCAAATCAGCAAAATGGCCGATACGATTAACCGGTACTTATATCCTGACATCGAGATTCGGCTCGATAGTGGTTGCCAGGTTACACAAAATTATAAAGACGCAGTCGGAAGTAGTTCTTGTATGACTGGCAGTAATTCCGGTTGTGTCGGACTTTATGAAAATAATCCCGGTAGATTCCGACAGTTGATAATGTTGCATAATGGTAATTCAGCCAGGGCCATTGTCCACAAATTGGATTGTGGCAAATTTTTGATGGACAGGGTTTACTCGGACAGTGAAACATTAAAAGAGTCTATGATCGAATATGCTAAAAACAAAAAGTGGGCATATAGGCAAAATATGTATCCTGGGATCGATGATGTTGCCGGGATCGATTATGATAGTTGTATTGTGTCTGGACTCGACTATTACGATGGTGAAGTGCCGTATATGGACACGTTGACGGGATACCGGATAACAAATGGACTATTGGATATATTTCATCGTAATAGCAAATACCCGGGCGATGGTACGTTGGACAGTACCGATGGGTATATAAAGCAGGGTGTTAACTGCTGTAACTGCAATGAGAATGTCCCTGAAGATAGTGCTTTATGTTCCGAAGATGGTGACTATTACTGTGAAAATTGTTATTGTGAAGTTTTTTCACATTGTGAGAAATGTGACCGGGAAGTTTTAAGTGACGATGTCGTGCATATCGAGGACAAAAATATTTACGTTTGTAAGGATTGTGCAGGTTGTTATTATGGCCAATGTGAAGATTGTAATAATTGGTATAGTGAGACATTTAACGTAAACAACGGTGACAAAAATGTCTGTCAATCGTGCCTGGATGATTATAGTACCTGCGATAATTGCGATAAATCGTTTCCCGGTTTAGACGAAAATAATTTGTGCGATGACTGTGCACAAGATGACCGAAATATGAAAAAACTGGCGTTTGTCGATAAAAGTGTGGAACTAACTGGAAAATTATTCGATGACTAACGATGAAATACTACGTAGGCTAAAAGATGGCATATGGCTAAAACCTACCGAAACTATCTTTAAGGCGTTAAAGAAACACGGTATTGGAAATATGAAAACACGTAGAGTTTTTATCGAGCGTGGTGGGCCGGTTTTGTTCGTAGCACATCTCGACACAATACGACCCCCGCGGTTTATAAGAACACGGCTGGCAAAAAATATGGAATTCGAAAGAATTTATGCCCGTGGTCTCGATGATCGTTTGGGTGCGATGTTGGCGTTCGAATTATCGAAGGAATTACGGGTCGATTTATTGTTTACAGACCATGAAGAAAGCGGCGGCACTACGTGTAAATTCCATGCTTGCAAAGAGTATAACTGGATCGTGGAATTCGACCGGGCGGGAAATGATGTCGTAACGTATGGTTGTAGTAGCGACGAATTCGACAGGGCCTTAAAAGAATACTGGTGTATTGGTAACGGGATTTACAGCGATATATGTGAATTGAAAACAAAAGCATGTTGTTTTAATTTGGGTATCGGGTACGAACTGGCACACGGTAAAGACAGTTATTGCAATATTAAAGTAACACAAGAACAGGTTAAATTGTTTAAGGAATTTTACCGAAAATATAGGGATACACGGTTTGTCCAGGATGGGAGTTTACAGGGTAGGTATGATTTATGGAGCAATAGTAGCAATACAGGTATATGTGATATTTGCGGCGGTTATAGTGCCGAACCGGTATTTAATTTTTACATATGTAAAGACTGTTTTGAAAATATGATTTATGCAAGGGTTAACGAACAATATGGGAATGACGGGTATATCGAAAGCGGGGTCTGAAATGTCGACGAAATATGAAGTTACCAGTTCGATTTGCCTGTTAGGTGATAGTGGTAAAACTGTGGATACATATGTTATAGTTTACCGGGGAGGCGTAAAATGGGGTTAATAGTATTCTTATTTATTATTGCCTGTATGTGTGTGTTTTATTAATTCGGGGGGCGAAAACAATGTATGACTTAATCGTATGTATTTTACTTTTTATAGGTGCGATGATACTATGTTGGTTACATGATAAATCGCACGACGACTACGAAAATAACCCGCCTAATTCGAAATGGCAGCTTGACGACTTCCCCGTGGAGGATCGATGCTGGCTAAAAGACTGGTGGATAAAAAACCATCGGCCTGGGGATTAAAGCAATATGCCAGGCCGGTTCGATATTATGTTATATAGGGATAAAAGATGAAATGTTAAAAAAAGACAAGTATATAAGAATTAAAGTAAGCAAGGCTGGTGATTTAAGCCGGGTCGCGAACATACTTTTCGATTTACGTATTGTCTGGATAACACTAACCGAATATTATAAATTAATAAAGCAAAAGGAGAGTTCGAAATGAAAAGATTTATTAAAGATAATGAAAAAGTTTATACGACCGGTGCATACCTAAGGTGGGACGCTAAAGACCATTCATTTAGACTTTATAGTTTAGATGACGATACGTTTGCCGATGGAGAGCTAATTGGGTTCGATGAAATGGGTTTGCCATATATCGAAAGTGGGGAATGAAAATGTGGAAATTCGAATGTTATGTCGATACGTGGGAATGGGCGTTACCGTTGTGTTTTGAAAAGTTAGATGATTATGCCAGTGATTATCATGAAATAGGTTTGGCGATTAAAGTGTTTTGTTTCGATATTGAAATTTATAAACAAATAAAAATCGAGGTTTAAAATGAGGCTGCTGAAAATGAACGATGAGGAAATAAAATATAAGGCATTTTTGACGGTGTGGAAAGTTTTAGGACAAACCAGGCCAGGGATTACCCCGGTCGAGAGATTTATCGCGGCAATTATAGCTACGAGCGACGATAAGCTGGAAAGAGCTAAGCGATTAAACCAGGGAAAAATAGACCAGTTGAACGGTGAATTGCCAAAAACACTGTTTAGCGATGCCCTTTTTAGGCAAATTTAACAAATTTACAGCTAAACTGTACCTTATATATAAATGTGTATGTTGTTTTTTTTTTTTTTTTAATATATATATAATAGGTAGAAATTAGCTGTTTTTCTTTTTAATATATATAATAGGTAGAAATTAGCTGTTTTTCTTTTTTCTACTTTTAATATATATAATAGGTAGAAATTAGCTGTTTTTCTCTTGACTTTTCGAAAATGTGTATTATAATACGGGCGGCAAAAGAGAAGAACCGAACTAAAAGGAAACGGGATGGCCAAAAAGAAAATCAAACATACGAAGGGAAGTGGTACTTCCCGACACGAAACGCTTAACCCGGTCGAGGTATATAAGGAAAAGATAAGCAAGTATCTTGTCTTGACCGAAAACCATGATTATATCGACTTCGTATGGGGCGTGATATTTGCCAATAGGCTGGACGTTAAGCCGGTATGGGCATACTTGATAGGGCCAAGCAGTGCCGGTAAGACAACTATCCTCGACCCGCTGGCCGGGCACGAAAGCATTTATACGACAGACACATTAACTAAGGCAAGTTTGTTGCCTGGGTTAGGAATGGGCAGACCAACGGAAAAAACACTAAAGGTAATTATGAAAAATTCGTTGCTTTCACAGGCCGATAAAAAAATCCTGGTTGTTAAAGATTTGTCGCCACTTTTGACCGAAGATTATAAGGAATTAAAGTCTATTTTGGGAATACTGCGGTGTGCGTACGATGGTACACTTACAAAAAATTTCGGCAGCATAGGACAACTTGCAATTACCTGCCGGTTCGGACTAATAGCTGCTGTGACCGACGCTATCGATAATCATTCGATAGTAGATGCCGAGCTGGGCCAGAGATTTATCGGGTACAGGATGCCCGCAATTAGCGATAAAGAAGAGTTTGCTATATGTGATGCTATCTTGAACAACAAGGAAAGTGAGCTGAATGAAGCGTTGCATGAAGCGGCGTATGAAATGCTCGGTAGAGAGCCTAAAGAGCCGGGTATTACGAAAAGACAGGCTGATGTGCTTAAATATACGGCAAAAACCGTCGCAATTGCAAGAACAGCAGTTACAAGGAATAAATATACGCATGATGCAGACGTAGCAAGACCAGAAAGAGCGGCAAGACTATACTCGCAGCTAATAAGCCTGGCAAAGGGTGTGGCTATGGCAAGAGGACATGAAAGAGTTATGGGTGAGGATGTGGTGTTCGTAAGACACGTGGCAGCACATACTCTACCTCTTAATACATTACGGTTGTTGAATATGTTTATCGATAAAGATGGATTGACAGCCGGCGATTTGATCGAACGATTCGGCTGGTGTAAACGAACTTGTGATGAAAGGCTCGATGATCTCAAACTGGTAGGGATATGTGAAACACAACCAATAGCCGGGCACGGCGGCAGGGATAAAACTATGTATACACTGGGAAAACCAGGCCAATGGGAGAAAATGCTGAAGAAACTGGATTATGATATTTGCTACAGCGGTGAGAAAAGCAAAAAAGGTAAAAAAATTAAATTCTGACAATTTAATACCGGCGGTGGTCCAGGCATTGGGTATGTGTATACCGGCGTATTGGTCGATGAGCCAGGCCCGGGTTAATTATCGAAGAATTTAAGGAAGACAGGAATGAAAATCGAACAGGAACAACCAGGACAGAAATTTAACCCGGTAGTTATTACCTTGGAATCGTGGGAGGAAGTGAATAAACTGTATTGTTTATTTAATTTTACACCCGTTACCGATGCTGATGATTTGTTCGGACAAATCCATAACGAACTGTCACTTTATGAAAAAGGTTATGTTTATTTTTGGCATAGAATTATAACTAATATACACAATCACCCGGCACTAAAAAATAGGAGAAATTAAAATGTATAAACTGTCCGAATTAGATGGCAAAAACAAGGCCGCGTTAAAAAAAATGAAAGAGTTGGCCAAAATAGTTCGTAAGATGAACATGAAAATAGGGGAGTTCGAATGCAAAAGAAACAAAGCATTGTCTGATTTTCGTGCAGAATTACAATGTTTTCCCGATGCACGGTACGTTTATTACCATTACTATGCCGGCAAAAGTTAAAATTGCCAGCGTTAAAGACCCAAAAACTAAAAAATTCTTATACCGGGCATGGCAAATATGATTACCACCCTGGCAGGGAGAATATGTCTTAATGGTTTTTTAAGCCAGTTTTCCACTTGCCCTATTTGCCCATATTCCCGATGCCTGGTATCGAATTGAAAAAGAGGAGAAAATGATATGTGTTTGGAAAAGGTATATAGTAAGGAAAAGAGAGAGAAGATATTGTCCAGGTTACCGGGTGAATTTGTTGCATGGAAGGTCGTAGAGAAATATAAAGGAAAATGGCTTACCTGTGTTCAATTAATGCCTCTTCATGCAGGGGCCGTGAAATTCGAACAAAACACTATTAAGGGTTTTAACAGGTATCGGGGTGGTGGTCATTTTTGGTTACATTACAAAGACGCAAAAGAAAACGCAGATTATGATTTTCCAGGCAAAATTGTAAAATGCAGGATTAAAAAAGAATGGGTGAATCACGTTGGAAGCCAGTCAATAGGATTATACGAAGATGCGGATGTGATTGTAACTAAAAAGGCTGTATTTCCTAAATATATAGGTGGTATGTAAATATCATTTTCCTTCTCCCGGCAGGCAGGGCAGCGGGGCGTGTGAAACGACGGGACGGGGCAGGCACATGACTAAACCGTTTATCATAAAGAACCCGGCGATTAGGTGATCCCGGGTGACGGCTTGGGATAAAGGGCCTGGAAACTCATCGTATCGAACCGTCTTGGAAACTCGAACTGACAAGCATGCCCGGGATCGTGTGTTAGCAGGTAGCGGGTAATGCCAACCCTGCCCGCCCTGCCTGTTTTTTATTGTTCGAAAAGATTTTTTCCTTGACTTACAGGAATAATGTGATATAATATAATAGTGGCAAAAGAGTTTAATGGAGACAAATCGAATGACAAAAAAACTAACGCTTAACCAGGCCTGGACTTTGTGTTTGCGGATGTGGCGTCTGCCTGCCCTGCCGGTTTTTTAAGAAGAAGATACGATGAAAAAACGCCCGGAAGACGAGATTAGATTTTTAATCGACAGGAGTTATATAACATGGATTGCTACTTACGGGTTGCAAGATGCTTTGAAGATATGTGTAGGACTTAAAGGCAAATTGACGGGCGAGCGAAAGAGAAGGCACGAAGATGATAAAAATAATTAAACAGGTATATAATAAATATGCAAAAATCTCTAAACGCAACGAATATGTTTCCATAAACCAGGTTTTGAACGATTTATATTATCTCGAACAAGAAGCAAGGTTGAAAAGCCTTCCGAAACATTTAAGATAGGGCAAAGAGAATGAGTAGAAGTTTCAAAAAAGCTATTATTACAATATCTAAAAAACTTCACTTTAACGTACATAGGGCGGTAAGAAAACAGGTAAAACAAAAATTAAGCAAAATTGATTCGGAAAACATCGACGGGAAAACTTTGTTAGGCATCGAAGCTGACACCAAGGAAATGGGGTTGGAAGAATATGGAACTAAATTGGGATGGGAGTTCGAGAATATGAAAGAGTTTGCAGGTGATGAAGATGAATTGCAAAAATACGAAGAGGACAGGAAAAGAGAGCGTCGAAAATGAATAAAATTGACCCGGTTTGTTTGCTGCACGGCAAAAAAATGTCCGAACATACCTGTTTGTATTGTTGTTTATGTTTTAAGGATTTAACGCCGGGAACATGTCATGTAAGAGATGATGGTACGAAAGAAGATGTGTGTGAAGAATGTGCGGAAAGGGAACGAAAGATGATAGGGGAAAACAGGAAGAACAAATGAGTAAGAAAAGTGATAAACTGGAACAATTAAGTAAATTCTGCGATTTGGAAAGCGGTAGTTTTATAAACAATGCTTTTGCAGATTTATTTATGTTGTATGAAAAAGGTAAGAAGTATCACCGTTTGTGTCATAGGTTAAGAAAATGTAATTATTGCCCGGGATTAAATGTCAGGCGTGTCACCGAGGTGGTTTGTGGATGGGGAAATTTGAACGCCGATGTGATGTTCGTGGGACAGTCAGCACATGATCTCGGTGTGTATAGTGGATTGCCATTTATATTAGGTTCAGGGTTTATTATCGATGCTGTATTAAGATTAAGCGGGTTGGATAGAAGAGATTGTTTTTTATCGAACGCTATACATTGTCATCCAGAGAAGAACAGGACAAGTACGGAAGAGGAGAAAGAGAATTGCTGGGCATACTTGGCAGAAGAGATTAGTATCGTACAGCCACGTATAATAGTGGCCCTGGGAAGAGATGCAGAACAAGCTGTGCAGCGGTATATGGGTGAAATGAAATATGGATGGAAGTATTTACATTATCAACACCCGGCGAGTTTGATATATTCCGCACCAGAGACACGGCCTAATTATATTGTTAAAATGAGCCTGGATTTAGATAAAGCATTATATTAAAGAGGAGATTGACATGAAATTCGAAGTTGGAGACACGGTAAAAGTTGTGGCGACTAAAAAACGAATGAAAGAAATTGGTTTGTCTTTTTATTTGTGTTTATGTGGTGAAACCGGGAAAATCATAAGAATTAATAATATTCTTCCTTTACCATATTATTTAAGTTTCAGGTATGGCAAATCCGGGTGGTTCGGTGAAAAGGATTTAATACTATATAGGGAAGATAAATTTCCGAGTATAATAACTAAAAAACATGAAAAACAAATTCGTAATTTCGATAAAATGGACGAAATAAGACAATTTCCATCTGGTAGTACGAGGGATACGGCACAAGGAAAACTCGATTATGTCAAAGCATTATCACCGGTTGTATTACGCCGTTATGTTCAGTATCTCGACAAACATAGGTTGCAACCTGGTGGGAATTACCGGGACTTCGACAATTGGAAGAAAGGAATACCCCAAGAAATATACCATAGTAGTAATGGACGGCATTTTATGGATGCTTGGTTGCTAACAGATGGATATACTACAGAAGACAACCATGGGCCGGTCGAACTCGAGGATGCTTTATGTGGCCAGTTATTTAACATTATGGGTAGATTGCATGAAATACTTAAAACCAAGATGAAATATATCGATCGCACTAAACCAGTTCCAGGAGGATATTAATGTTCCGAACAATCGTAATGTTAATAATAGTTAGTTCTTTCTTTGCGACGGGCATTTGTGATTGTTCGACCTATCGATGGAGAACAGGAATTGCTTCGCTTTTACCCGTGGTTGTTCGGACTATTATTTTTCGGAGGTAAAAAATGGGAAAGTCATTAAAGGTGTACTTAGATTTAGATGGCGTTCTTGTTAATTTTTTCAAAGGGGTTTGTGATGAGTTCGGGCAACCTTATAATTATTTTAATTTAATAGAATATAGTTTTTGGGAATCCTGGGGGATAACAAGAGACCAGGTAAATTCACGTTGTGATATAACTTTCTGGTCCGACCTGGAATGGATGCACGACGGGATAGAAATTTTAGAAGCTGTGTTAAAAAGATTTCCTCTCGATGTTCATTTACTCACGACTCCTATGCCTAATTTCGGTTCATGGACGGGCAAAGCTCGTTGGGTAAACGAACATATACCTGTTTTTAATAAGCGGCTCATTATCACACAAGAACCAAAATCATTATTTGCTGGGCCGGGTACTCTCCTGGTAGACGACAAAGATGAGAATATTACAGAGTTTGTCAAGGCTGGTGGAATGGGTATCTTAGTGCCGCGTCCCTGGAATGAACTTCATTACCGGGCCAATGAAACATTGGAAGTTGTTAAAAAAAGTTCGGAGGTTCTGTGCGAATAATCGAACATATAATTAACTGCTGTGGTCGTGGAGATAGGGTTGAAATATTTCCCTTCTACGATATGCACATCGGTAAAGCCAACTGTAATGAAACCGCAATTAAAAAACAGGTACAAGAGATTTTACGAAGAGAAGAAACTCCGAACAGGCATGCCCGTGTTCTTCTCGGCGGGGACGCTGCTAATTCAATTAGCCCGTCAGACAGAAAACGGTTCGATTTTTCAGACGTAGCAGACTGGCTCGTTAAAGGTACTACTGAAGAAATCAAAGACAACCTGGCGGCACTTCCTAACAGGGAGATTAAAAGAATCGAACAGGTTTTGCATCCTATTAAACACTTGATAATCGGGGCATTGGAAGGAAACCATGAGAAGTCTTTGCGGAAGTACCATAATATAGACGTACAAGAGGAATTGTGTGAGAAATTAGGCTGCCCGAACCTATCGGACGAATGTTTGATTCGTTTTAGATTTAAGCGTCCGTCGGGTATGAAAAATTCGACGACTACGGTGGTTCTTTATATGAGGCATGGGTATGGGGCCGGGAGAAGTGTAGGGGCAGAACCGGCTAAACTTCAGGCAATGCTGGACGAATGGGAGTGTGCTGATGTGTGTTTGTCAGGGCATACTCATACTTATTTCGATATTCCTCCTAAAATGGCAGCCGTTGTCCCGGCCAGGGGAGAATTGCCTAAAGAGTTGTTTTGGAAATACAGGTATGCGGCCAACCCGGGATCGTGGCTCGATAGTCATTCTATAGGCCGGGGAACTTACGAATCTAACTCGTGTTATCCCGCACGGGCGTTTATGACTTGTAAGATTGTCGTGTGGCCGTTTTACGACCAGTATGTACAGGGTAAAGCGTTTGCATTGCCGAAAGTGGAGTTGCGAAAATATCCCATAATGTAGGAGACTAAAATGAATCTATGTAGCGATGGTCACGATGAAGTTTGTTACACGGGAAGACTTTGTCCTGTTTGTGATGTAAGTGAAAATTTGAATAATATGATTATCGACAAAGATGAGACAATCCGGGTTATGCAAAAAGAAATAAATGATCTAAATGATCGAATTAGCCTATGAATGATTATCGAAAAGAAATTGGAGATCAGTATGGTGTTCCAGGACACGCAATAAAAGATATTATCGACAAAAAAACATGGAAGCATATATGGACAACATAAACACATACCGAGAGATTTATGAACAATACGAAAATGCCATTAGGATTACCGGGCTAAATCCTAAAACAAAAAGGATTTTACGAGAACCAAAGGATTTGGTTTGTTTCGATACTGAGACCACTGGTTTGCTTTTTTATACACCATCAGTGTTGCATGATGATAATGACAGGATCGTTTCTCATCCTTTTCCATTTGGCATTTCACTTTGTTTTCAACATGAGGGCAAGTTAACTCTTGTCTGGGGACGCTATAAGTCGAAGCTATATGACGAATGTAAGAAAATACTCGCATTAGGTTGTATGAAAGTTGCCCATAATTTAAAATATGATCTAAGAATTTGTAAGAATAGTGGTATTGAAGTCAATGGCGATAAGGTTTGCACACTTACAATGTCACGAATTTTCTGGGATCGCAGGAAAAGTCATAGCTTACAGGCGTTGTGTGAGTTTATATGTCCCAAACTTTCTGATTGGGAAGAACCGCTAAAAAAGGAATTTACCAAGACGAAAAGATATTGGAATAAAAGGAAAGAAGAATGGAATCCCGGTTGGAATTATGAGAATATCGAGTATGTAAACTATTCTTTTATACCGGATGAAATAATTGGAAAGTATAGCTTGATAGATGTTTTTACAGCTTGGCAATTATTCCAGAAATTATCACCCTATATGGCCGGTGAGTATGCGAACATATTCGACCGCGAGATGGCCATTACCCACGTTGTTACTAAAATCGAGGAAGCGGGGATGGGATTCGACGTTAAGCGGGGACGGGCTGAATTGAAGGCACTGCTGCCGAAGATTAAAGTAAAAAGAAGAATACTCGACGAGTTGTCACCACCTGGTTTTACACTCGGGCCGAAGAAAATAGTAGAGGCGTTGAAGTTTTTGGGTGTGAGGTCCGGGCAATTAAAGATCGCGGGAAAAGAAACAACAGGTGTCGATACTTTGAATCGAATAATTAGGGAGGGTGTTCCCGAACGGGCAGAAAGATTTATTAAAGTGTTGTTGGATTTCAGGGCGTATAGTAAGATTGTTAATACCTATTTGAAACCATTGACCGGGCAGGCCGAAAGGACTGGTGGAACGATTTATTGCAGTATTAACCCGACTAATACGAGGACAGGACGACCAAGTTGTTCGGGGCCAAACCTATTAAATATTCCCAACCAAGATACCAAGCAAAGGGGCAGGTTAAATCATGTTAGGGATTGTTTCGTCCCGAGAAACAACAGGGCACTTTATTTTTTCGATGTGTCTCAGCAGGAGATGGCAATGTTCCTGTCTTACGCTGGAGCAGACGATATGCTCCAGGCATACCTGGATGGTGCTGACCTGCATCAACATATGGCCGATTTGTTAGGACGGCCAGATAAGAGAAAGATTATCAAGAATCAAAACTTCGGGGTGATATATGGGTTAGGCATAAAAGCGATGGCTGCGTCACAGAATTTGACCATCGGGCAGGCTAAGGAGGAGATGAAGATTTATAACAGGGAGTTTCCTTTCGTTCGTGAGTTGCAACTACGGTTGGAAGATGAGCTAAAGATGTATGGATATGTCCAGGATTATTTCGGCAGAAAATATCATGTTCCGACCGGGCAGAGCTATAAGGCTGTCAATTGTATTGTCCAGGGGGGTTCAGCACAAGCATTCAAGCAAGGGCTGCTACAAGTCGATGAGATATATGAGAAAAAATACCCAGGTGTAAAAATCGTACTCCCTGTTTATGATGAGATAATCCTGGAACGAAAAATCCAAAAAGATGAAAGACAGTTTTGTATCGATACTATAAAATGTATGTCGGAAATAAAAGAACTAATGGAAATTGGGTTGAGATTTCGTATAGATGTGGCGAGAACCACTAAGTCTTGGGCGGAAAAAGAAAATTTGGAAATTTAATTATTTTTCCCTTGACATCGGCAAATAGTATGGTATAACTTGGTAGTGGCAATAGGGATTCGAAAGCTGAAGATTTTCAAAGGAGCAACCAATGGATCGTTGGGGTTTTTCAGAAGATTGTGCAATATGTGGTCAACCGGTGTCTGTCGTAGATTTTGTTTATTGTCCCGTTTGTGAAAAAACGATGTGTGGCTTTTGCTTGGAACATAATCATGATTGTCACGATGTTTATTCAGTGGATGACGATGAAGAATAAACGGGGAGATTTAGAATGAGAGAAACAGGGTTCAGGGGTAAAACAAAAGAAGGCAAACAGGTATATGGGTATTATCTTGTTTGCGATGATAAACACTTTATTATCGAAAAAGATTGCTATTCGTCGACATACGGTAAGTATGATGTAGGTATAAGTTATAATGACTTAATTGAAGTCCTTCCTGAAACAGTCGAACAATTCACCGGTCTGAAAGATAAGAATGGTATGAAAATATACGAGGGAGACAAATTAAAATGGATAGCTTCCGGTTATCCAGGGAACGGGATAAAACAGGTAATTGTCGAATGGAAACAAGGTGGATTCGATATTCCTTATATAGATGAAGTAGAAGAAGTTTGGGAAGTTACCGGGTAAACCATGAGATATTTGAAAACAAAAAAAATTCCGCTTCAATTTACTATCCTGGTTGACGACCGCGAAAAATGTCCCTGGTATTTGCCATTCGAAATGGAAAAAAAGAGATTGACAACGGGTGATTATACCATTAAAAATTTCGAAAAGGTAATTGCCATTGAAAAAAAGAGTGGCTTAGTCGAATTGTTGAATGATTTGGCCAATGATTATCGTCCTACATTCGAGCGGTTCTTGAAACGCCTGGGTAAATACCCGGTCAAGTGTATGATTGTGGAAGATGTGTTAAGTGAACAGAATATCGCCCGTGCGTTGACACACGTAAGACGTAAGAGTAGGGGAAGAGCAAGATGTACGGTTAAGACAGTCTATTATTGGGTGGCCGAGATTACGAATAAATATAACATTCCAATTGTGTTCGTGGATAAAAGGGTGAATATGGATTTGCTACCGCAGATTTTCCGGGCGGCGTTCGAACGGGCAAACGAGATTTAATTAGAGAGGAAAAAGAAATGAAATTTGTAATAATGAAATCAGGATTCGGTGATTACTGGATTGGTAAGTTCGACGAAATGAAAGTTGATTTACCTAAAAAAGCTAAAACGTTCGATGATTATGACGAGGCATTAAGTGCGGCATTAGACTCGAATGACTCTATCGAGAATGAAGAAGAACTCGAATCTATCGAAGAAGATGATGTCGAAGAACTCGGTGAAAATATGTTAAGGTGGATAGTAAAGGAATAAAATAATGGCAAAGAAAACAAATACTTCGATCATCCCTGTTACTGTTATCGAAAAAGCAGAAGACGATGCAGCTTTAATGACAAAACAGGCCGTATCGATTCGAGTTACGACAATAGAACAGGAAGAACAGGCACACACCGCCTTGGTTCGAATCAAACATGCTATTAAAACCATCGAGGACAAAAGAAAAGAGATTACAAAGCCGCTTAACACAAGTATAAAAGTGGCCAATGAAATGTTCAGAAATTTAAGTGAACCTTTTATTGTGGCGGATAAAATAATCCGTAATAAAATAATGGAATTTCGCCAGGTCCAGGAAGAGAAAGCACAAAAGGAATTAGAACGGAGACAAAAAATTCAGGACGCACATGCCGTAAAAGGACATGAAATACACGGTATTGTAGTACCAGGAGTTAAAGTAAGTCGAGAAACTACGGTGGCCGTACGTTGGACATATTCGGTTATAGATATTGATAAAGTGCCGAGAGAGTTTCTTGTGTTGGACAGTGTTGCTGTGAATAAGGCCATACGTAATGGTATAAGAGAGGTAAGCGGTTTGAGTATTTATCAAGTAGAAGGATTGCGGGTATGAAAAAACCGAATAGTATTATACCGAGTACGAAATTAAGAGTAGTAAGTGTTCACAAGATGGCGGCGTTTTCTTGTCCCCGAAGATACTTTTGGAGATACATAAAAAATTTGCAAAGCAAAAATCTGAATATGAACTTCTGGTATGGTTCTGTGTTGGGTGAAGGATTCGAAAGTATTCTCCTGGGCGAGAGAAACTGGAAACAGTTGATAAAGAAAAAAAGTAATGAGTGCCTCGTAGGGTATGATACGAACGCCCTGACCGGTGAGATTAATCTCCAGTACGATCTTATCGAAGTTATACTGGGTAAAGCCAAAGAACAGGCCAGGGAACATGGAATGTCAATTACCCGGTCACAAGTTCCTGTTAATGCCGAGTTAAGATGTGGTGTTACTTATTGCGGTACTGAAGACGGCGAAGGTGTTTATGAGAATACGCCGAGTTTATACGAGATTAAGACGGCAAGTAAAGTTAATCGAAGTTATTTGGATTCGTTAAAACTCGATAAACAAATCAACTCCTATTGTTGGGCCAATCGTAATAGTAAGAACAAACACTATAACAAATGTGTCTATTGTATATTTAAGAAGCCGCAAAAGAGGGTAAAGAAAAACCAAACGGTCGATGAGTTTATTGCCGAGATTGCCCAGGATTGTGTCGACAGGCCAGAGATGTATTATGTTTGGCTGCAATTGTCCCTTGTAAAACAGTTTGTCAATTCGGTCGGCAATAGTATCGAGAGGATGGCCGAGATACTTAAAGACATTTATGATAAATTAAGTAAAGAGCAACTACTCGATCCTAACTACTGGCCGGAAACAGGGGATAAATGTTCGGACTATTCCGGTTGTGAGTTTTTACCATTGTGTTTACATCCCGGTAATTATAATATGTACTTGTGGTTTTATAAACAGAGAACGGTGTTGTACGATTTGGAAAAAGAAGAACTCGAACAATAATACAAAGGAGCAAAAGATGATACACTCGATAAAAACAGAAAGACTGAAACAATATGTATACGCAACATCGAATCAACACGGTGATAGGTATAAAATGAAAGGATGGAAAAATATAAGGATTCTTAGGTTGTCGATAACACACGGTAATAGTAGTAATGAAATGTTCGAGTTTATGGCACTTTGTTCATCTCTCGGTATTCCACCAACTTGGAATGAAAAAGATGATAAACAACAAATGTCAATAGAAGTTGTGGCCGCCAGTTCGATAATATAGAAAGGTAAAAAATGCCTGGTACGAATATAAATCCACACGATGCGGCAGTAAAAGAATTGCAAGAGGCTACGAAAACAGGGGCAAGATTTGCGTTCGATCCGGCGATTGTTGTTTTGGCTGACTTACACAGAATTGTAAAGTAAAAATATAAGGAGCAAAAGGATGAAACAAATAATTAAACGGGGAACATTGGGTGTAGCAAAAACCGGTAAGAAAAGCAAATTCGCTTCCCGCTTAAAGCGTATCGAGAAACAACAAACAATACATGATGTAGAATTCGAAACAGCCGCATCTGCAGCTACAACCTGTTTCGAAGAGTCCATCTCGGCTGTCTATGGTATGCCGGGCATAGGTAAAAGCAAGTTTGCCGAGGAACTTGGTTTTGCTTTGCAAGAGAAATATCACTTGCCCGAACCTGGTGTATATTTTATCCAATGCGAACGTGTCAATCACAGTTGGAACATCCGTAAAACAATGGTTCCGACATGGCCTACCTTCCGTGCGTTTGTCGATAAGATGGAAAAGTCTCCCGGATTAGTCGAGACTGTTAAGATGTGGTGTATAGATACTATCGACGCTTTGGCCCCCCTCGGTATCAGTACGATATGTCACGACATGGAAATAGCCGATTTGCGTGAGGCAACACGTAAAGTAGGCATGGACGGTTGGTTCGCCGAAGCGTGGCAGGAATTACGCTTCGAACTCGAATACCAGGTATTGAGACTGGCATCATTAGGCCCAGGTGTTTTGATACTATCACACGAGCGGGAAAGAAAACGAACGGAGAACAACAGGGAAGTTGAAAAGGCCAGTATGGATTTAAGTAATTCGATTTACAACTCGGTGGGTGATGCCTGTTCGATGATACTACATATGAGGGTTGTAAACGATGTAATTAGAAAAGCAAAGAGCCGCCCCACCAGGTGTATCTCCTGCCTGAGTAGTGAGACAGAAGAGGCCAAAGACAACCTGAATGTTCTATTAAAGAAATACCCGGAGGGAACAATGCGGTTTGCAACCGAGCGGGAAGCAGTCGATAATCTTTTGGGTTGTTTCAGTAGTGGAACTAAGTCCCATAAAAAATTGATTAAACGACATAGAAAAATAACCACGTAAAAACAGGTGTGTCATTGGTGGGTAGGAGAAAGATCGTGTCTCTACGGGGCTCCTGGGACGCCTAATCAGTGTGTGGTAATGAAAGGAAAGGAGGTGTATCGACATAGAAAACAACATAGTTTTTGTAATAGTTGTAAAATAGTACTATTTTTTAACGAAAGGATAAATGTATGGCAAAAGAATCTGTAGTAGAAAAATTACGTGCATTGCAGAAAAAGTGGAAGGGTGCTTCCCCGCGAACAGGTGGTGGCTTGCCTGACGGTGATTACGAGGGTGTTATTAAAAGTGCCGTTGTCGGGTTGTCCAAATCCGATGCCCATCGTCTTCAATGTGTATGGACAATCGAGGCTACTGCCCCGGAAGGTTTCGAAGGCCGTAAGCAAATCAAGATTGCCGGTCTCGAGACTGAAGATAATTTATGTTGGTTCCAGGGTGATTTAGCAGTTCTTGGAATCGAACCACCGGGGGATGCGGAAGATATTGCCGAAGTTGCCGGGCAGTCAGAAGGAATGCCTATTGCTTTCCGCGTGAGAACAAAGCAGGAGTTTACCAATGTCGATTTCATTGGGTTGCTCGAAGACGTGGATGTAAAAGAACCAGGGAATGATGGTAAGGCCGAAGAGACTGGTGAGGCCGATGACAAAGAGGAATTGACAGCAAAGATAGTAAGTAAGATGGGTAAATTAGATAATGAAGCCGGTCTCCAGGAGATCATCGATGAGTATGAGTTAGATATTGACCAAGATGATTATGCAACTTATCCTGAAGTAGCCGATCTTATTATCGAGGCATTAGAATTGTAACACATATCTCTTTTGCTCGAACAGGTAGCCCTGGCTCACCGTTAGGGCTACTTGTTATTTTTTAGGAATAATATAGTAGGATAATAAAATGAATCATTTCGAACATGCCAGGAAAATAGTAAAGTCTTGGCCTAAATGGAAACAAGAAATAAAAATAACACCTGTAAAAACTGGTTCGAATTTAATAGGAAAACAGAAAGATGGTGAAAGAATGAAAGAGTTAATTGACAAAATTATTAGTGATTTTAATTTCGAGAAAGTACACAAGGCAATGTTGACTACGAATTGGTGTTGGTATCAGGCTAATGGAGATACGAAAGTACCATCTATTGTCGATTTAGTATTGTGTGCCCGGGAACTATTACAAGAAGTGTCTGGAATGGACATTAGGTGTTCGGTAGGCACAGGTGGATTTAAGGCAACGAAGATATATGATTCAGACCAAGAAGAAGGATTGGAACTGGAATTTATTTTAACACACAAAACACATTATACGAAATGGTTGGATGAAAAATAATGAAAGCTGAAGACCTAACAAAACAAGCCTGTGAAAATGCTATAAAAAAGTACACTGAAAAACAGGTTAAAATAAAAGAGTATTGGGATAAGAAGATGAAAGAAGTAATCGAAAACAAGAAACAGTAATATTAATGAAAGGAAAACAAGTGAACAAAAAACAAAAACTATTCGCAGGATTTTTAGTGTTATTCCTGGTTGTCTTCATGGGAACAAGTTGTATCCAGGATGTATTAATACCGGCATATCTTGACCCCGATGTGATTGCCATAAACGGCGGTTATACTTCTGCCAATCCATTATACACAAGTCTCTTCGATGCAATAAGACTAAAACGACAGGTAGTGAATAAATTTAAGTACTCTGTTGACGCTTTGGATTATAGTATTACCAATTCGATGGAGATTAAACAAACAGTATTCGATCCTACCGGGCCGTTGCCCCTAATGCTTCCCGCTTTAATGGGACTTGGTTTAGGGCGTTATCTTAAGAGCCCAAGGGAACAAGTATTAGAGAAACAGGTTAATGGTAATGGTAAACAAACTACATTGGTAAGTTAAATAACACTACGAATCCAACACAAAAATCCAGGCAGAATCAACATGATAATACCAGACACCAACCCGCCGACAATTCTAATCATCCATTTGTCTTTTAATTCATGGTGATGAATATGATTTTCCAGTATTGTTTCTATCCTGGTTAATCTTTCTCTTATGGTTGGCTCATTCATCCAGGCACCTATCATTAGTCATAGGGACACGGGTGTTACCTATGACTTTTTTATTATATACCCTCTTTCTCCAGGTCGTAATACGCTTTGGCTTTGGCATAAATGACAGCCGATTGAAGCATCGACTTTTTAATATCAGGACGTACGTTGTCAAGTTTAAGTTTAACCACTCTTTCATTAAGATATTTGGCCGTTAATTCCATATACCTGTTATATCTCTTGTCATTTAGAAACAGTTTTCGAGGACTTCTATTGACATTAACAGAAACACCCTTTAATAATTCCCTGGCCGTACTGTTTAATTTTTTACGTATTTTATCGCCGGACTTGTTTTCTTCTGTCCTGATTTTATCCACCAAAGCTTGTGTGTTCGTAGGATTTTCAACACGGTACTGTGAAACAGCCATATTAAGTTTATTAAAACTGTCCTTGTATTTTATGTTTAATCTCGCCTGTTCGATTCGTGTCAAATCATCCCAGGGTTTCTTGTATTCGTTTTTGGCTATAACATTTCTAAAGTTACTCCTGGTTGAAGACGGGTTAACTTTATAACTCGTAACACCAGCACCGAGGACCCCGGTTAAAGCGGGAGGAATGGTTGCCATAAAATTTTTACTACCTTCACTTATATCCTCCTGCATCGTACTTTGCCACGTTCCATTAGCAAACCCGGCATCTACTAAATCTTTCAATGCTGACATCGGCATCATTTGATTTATGACAAATTGGGTATCGATAGGATTACCCAACCAGTCTTTGCCGGTCATTAAAGTTTTAGCCAGGCCTAATGCAACTGTTTCTCTCGAAGCAAGAAACCGCCTGATTTCTTCACCGGCATTAGGGGCTGTCCTATTCCATAATTGTGTTCGTTCTTTTCCTGTGGCCAGTTTTTCTCCGTACAAAACAGCACTAACACCTATCCTGCCTAACAATCTATAATAACTTCCTTCGCCGAATGTAAAATCATAAACATCAGTACCATGCCTGAGATGTCCCCATAAAGTATTAAGTGGATTGGTAGAACTATCTATCGGCGGTTCTTCGGTTGGATTATTAGTTCTATACTTGTGTGCCACATAAGCGGGTATGGCACTTAAAGCCGTTAGTGCGGCAATTTGGCTTAACGTATATTGCAACGCCGTAGTCCTGTTGCCAGGAGTACCGGCAAACAAATTTCTAAGTGTTCTCCAACTTCTATACGGGTAAGAGGCTGTGTAAGCAGGAGAGAACATAATTAGGTTGGCCGCATTTTGTATTTTGCGTGCGGATGGATTTGTTGCAATAACACGCTTGGTAAAAGCATTAATATCTTTACCGGCATCTTTCCAGTATTTATCGACCTGTTCTTCCGTCCAAATAGGTTTACCGCGTCTTATATTGCGTTCTTGTATTTGCTCTAATTGTCTTGCTTTGCCTTTAAGCAAATCAATCATAGCACTATCGATACCAAGATTGGCCCCACGTTCGGAAGCTGATAATAGTTTTCCCCATTTTTGGAAAAACTTATTATCACTTTTATTCAGGGCTTCTGTGAAGTCACCATACTGTTGCAGTCTTGTTTGTGTTTTAGATAATGCTTTCCAGGGTTTAACTCCTAATAGGTTAAGTTCAGCTTTCTTTTGGGCCAACTTCCACATCGGGTCGGCCTCTAATTGTTCGGATAATTTACTGGCGTAATCTTTACCGGTATATGCCCGTATATTTTTATAAACATTTTTGATATAAATCAAAGGATTTCTAAACATAATACCCGATAGTTGCCGTGCGGCTTGTGGGTCGTAACCAAACGGTGATTTCAATGTACTAATAGTAAGAGGGATAATATCCCAGGGAGTAAACTTTCTTTGCTTCTGTGCTAATTTATATAAGTTTTCAATTGTCGATTCTCCTATGACTGGTTCTAATAGGCCCAACTCATAATTAGTCGGAAGTTTACCTGTGTTTCTCCAACTGTCCAAACTTTTTTGAATATTATTAAGTTTGAATACATCGTCACCATATACATCTATTGCTTTTTGTGATATGGTATTCCATTCTGAATTTTCTAACGGGGGAGGAGTAAACTCTCCTTTTTCCGCTGTGCCATACATTCCTTTACCAATAGAACGTAACCTCTCTTGTGCTGTTTTATCTTTGTTTATTTCCAGTTGTTCTTTACCACCGGCAACTTGCTTGGCATGAAATTCTTTAAGTGCCGGTTCTCTTTCGGTCTTACGAAACTCAGCGGCCTTGCCTGCATATTCGTTTATCTTTTTTATTGTGGTATCTATACTGGGGGTTTCTACGACGGTTTCGCCAGTGACTATTTTGACTGGGAAAGGCATATCTTCTCTCTTAACTGGCTTAATAAATCCATATTGTTCTGGGTTATTGATTAACATTCCATTTTCATCTTTAGATCCAGGTTTTGCTTGGTCTACTGCTTTTGGAGAAACTTCATAAACTACTCCATTCTTGTGCTGTTTAGAAAAATGTAGTGCTTCTAAGTAATCATGTGTAACCATTCCTTCTACTAAACCGCCACCTTCTAATGTAGTGGGGCCACCATGATACCATTTTTTCTCCGCCAGCGACTCGCCAGCGACTTTCCCCTTCATCGCCTCGGCGGGTATCGTTGTTGATTTGGGTGCATTTTGCATGGCACTTCCAGATGCAGTTTTATCGAGAATAACATCTTCGCCGGTTACTTTATCTATATATCTTTCACCTTGTCTAACTATACCGGTCTCAGGAATATTTGTACGGCTTCCTGAAGTAGTCTTATAGGCATTGACAATTTGTCCAGGTTTTACTGGTTTGGTTTCTTGAAGTTTTTTCAATTCGAAAATTTGTTTTGCTGTCCATTTAGTTCCATAATCAGTGGATTGTAAATCATTACTATAACTATCGAATACTTTTTGGGGAATAATTTTACCTTCTCGATATGCCTGTGTTAACCTAACTAAATGATTAACGACTTCACCAGATTTACTAAATTCTTGTTTTGTCATTTTACTGGGTTCAGGATTTTTTCCTGTTGAAATTTTTTGTTCAGCCTTTCTTTTAAGTATATCACCGGCTGTTGTAGTAGCCTGCCATTGAGATGTTCGAATATTTCGGGCCGCCTCGATAACTTTCTTATCACCGGCTTTTATTCTCGATTTAACATAACCTAAACTATGCAAAGCAACTGGAATACCGGCACTAACAGCGACATCTTTCCAGTCAATTTCCCCGGTGGTTAGTTTTTGTTCCAACGCGGTAGTACCACCGAGTAATACAGATTCAGCAGCCAATTTACCGCCTTTAGCCAATTTGGAAGTACCAGGAATTACCTTACCCGGGATACCGAATAAAGCATACATAGCCGCACCATGTCCAGGGGTGCCTCCAGTCACAAGATTCTGCATTTCCCATACTATTCCTTCTGGTGTACCTTTTGGTAGTCCCTTACGTAGTATTCCCAGCTGTGCCATAAATTTAATAAGACCAGCAGCGACATCGACTCCTTTTTCTTGCCATGTTTTAGCTTCCGGTACTGGAATAGGTTTCAAACGTTCAGCCAGTTTTCTTCCTTTGGCTAAATATTCTTGCATCCTTTTAGCTTCTTCTGGCCCGAGAGAACCAGACAATATTTCATCCTGGGCTTTTATTGTTAGTTCCATCACACCAGGAGAAAAACGTAATGCTTGTTTATAAATACCACGTTCTATTTCTGGGATAGCATTATACAAACCCTTACCAAATCTACTTATTAAAGATTGTGCCTGTGTTGTAGTATTATTAATATCCGAATCGATGACAAAACCTGGAGGCGGTGTTACAGTTGGTTGTGTTCGTACCGGTTTATCTAAAATAAATCCTTCGGGCAGGTTCATATCTTACCATCCTCCATATTGTCCTATACCACCATTATACGCTGGCCTGGATAATTTCGAAATAGCGGGTTCGAAAGGTTGCCATGTATTCCCACCATCATAGGATATTTGTTTTTCTCCTGTTGTCGGGTTTGTGGCGGTTATTCCATTAGTGTTTGTTTGTTCATTTGGCGTAGTAGGTATTCGTGATGCTGTTCCTGTAATTCTATCAGCCTCAGCCTGAAGTTCATCAAGACTCATAAGTTTACCTAATTCCGGCCCGATAATGGCCTCTAATTCCCTGCGTTTTTGGACTGTAGTTTGTGCCTGTTGTTCCCGTGGATTCATACCCAAACCCGCAGCAGCTTCTGGAATATCGGGATATTTCGAAGACAAACGAAAATTAGCGGCATCTTTTTGTTCTTTCGATAGTCCTTCATTTTCATTAATTACATCCCTACCGGCTGTGTACGCCGCTGTTCTGCGTATCCTCTCTTTTTCCTGTTGTTCGAAATCCATCCTGGACGCTATTTCGGCTTTCTGCAATTCCCATTCGTGTGACCTTGCCTCTTTGTCCAACTCGACCTGTCTCATTCTCTGTTCGTGGGAAAAATCCTGTTGGGAATTAAGGAGCATTTTTTGTACTTCCCATTGTCTTGCCATGTCCTGGGCTTGTAGTTGCTGATTTCTTGCCGCTTGTTCGTCCGCCCTGGCCCGTTCTTCCTCGGCCCTTTGTCCTGCTCCTATTATTTGCCCGGCACTGGCATAAGCAGCCGCTTCACCCGATGGTCTTATTTCAATACCCATTTTTAATCTTCCTTTATTCTACTATCTCAAATTTAATCAAGGGTTTTATGCAATTCATTTCGAAGTCACAAATTTCGGCCCAACAACACTCGTTCTCATAAGAACATTCCAGTTTACCCGACCGAAAACAAGGACGATGTCCCTCTACTCTTTGCAACCACCTGATTTTATGGATTATTTCCTGGTTCATTTTATACCCACCAACCACAAACAGCAATATAAAGTTCTGTTAAAACCTCGTTGGCCCTGTATTCTACAATTCTACCAGTATCACAGGCACATCTTATTTCTCCACAATCCCAAATCCTAAGAATTATCTAACTCTTTGAACAGAAAGAAAAGTACTGTAAGAACCACTTGCAACATCGGCTGCGGTAGTATCCCCATGTTTCCATCCGAATAGTTCTATATAATCAGAAGCACTAAGATACACTGGATTAAGACTAATGTGAACAAACGTATCCCCACCCGCGTTTGGATTCGATGTGTTAATAGCCACTAAATTGGTACTAATGTATACCCGTGCCTGGTAATATGAATTATTAATAAATGAACTCGACCAGCAAATACAACCGTGAATACTATAGTAACCGGCAACGCCTGGTGTTATTCTATGGTCTCCTGTAGATTCTATCCCATCAGTAAATCCAGACTTTTTTGTATCAAGAGGGATAAGAAAAACACTATCATTGGCATGGTTGTTTACCGCGGCATCGAGATATAAACCACCTGATGGTATTTGCTTTGCAACAGTATCTATTGTTATATAATCCCCGCCATCGGTATAAGTAAGTCCGGAACCTGTTCTTAATACTCCATCGTTCGAAGCCGCCCCTAAATACCCCGCGGTAGCCCCAGCATCAATAGCAACCTTAACATCGTCTCCACCGCCGCCAACAGCAGCCTTAAAAATAGCGTTACCAGTAGCAGTATCTTTTGTAAGTACATGCTCATTGGTTGCTCCCGTTACTGCTGTCAAAGTATCAATAGCCGCCTGTGCAGTAACTTGCCCTGTTCCACCATCGGCAACAGGAACGGGAACGGTGGGTATTTTTTTCCATTCGAGGGCCATATAAAATCCTTATGCAATTGCAGTACAAATATATGGGTGTAAAGTATCCACTTGAAACACAATTTTACCAAGAACCGGTGTAAGTCCATTTCGTGCAGTAGCGTCGGCAACATTATGAACTGCCATATCTGTTGCCTCATTACCAGCAAAATCCAAATCATCACTTAACGCTTCGATGTGTTCCGAACCAACAGCATCATCTGCTATTTGTGCCGCAGTAATTCCATCTGCTATAACCCCGAGGGTATATGTTTCATCTCCAGCACCACTCAGGGTCTCCTCCATACTTGTTCCCGCAACTATTTTAGCACCGAGATAACCCTCCGTGGTGTCATTGGCACTAACTAATACTTTACAGCTTGTACCAGCATCACCTTCTAATAATATTTTTTTCCATTCTGCTGCCATTATACTACCTTTCCAAAATATAAACGATTGTCTGTTACTAATCTTATTATTTTACCCTCGGTTATAGGACTGGGTAATTCACTTACTTCTAAGAAATTTAATCCAGTAAATGTAGGACTATCTACAGTATCCAAATCTTGTGGCCCAGACAATGTAATAGACCCTGCTGCACTGGTTACAGAAACTCTTTTGGCGGTTCCTGTTAAAGTAGCCAGTACCGGAACACCACCAGTATCACCTATTGGTAGTTGTCCGTCTGTAGCCGTACCAAGAGAAGTTAAAACACCACCACCATCGACATAGATAAGTGAATGGTCTGTAAGCCCGGTTAGAGTAAGTCCCGCATAAATAGGAGAAGCTGTAGTGCCGAGTTTAATAGAACCAAGTTTGGCGATAGCCTGTCTGATACTTACGGAATCATTATCTTTGATATTACTTACAAGAGACATATTATCTTGCAAAGAGTCCAGTAGGACGTCCTTGACCAAATCCTAAACCATAATCAATCATACCAGAAATAGGATTACGGGGGTTTCCATACATATCAACATTTTGTCCTACACTTCCTCAAGAGCTTCCTTGTGCAATCATAGCCTGCATTAAAGTATTATAATCGGGATAAGGATTCTCAATTCGTTCCACAAATCCCGCTAATCCGAGTTGGGCCTCTCTCTTTCTTCCCTGTAGTAAATCTTCAAGTTTAATCCTCGATGGTTGGGTAAAACTTGCAGCCACGTTTCTTGGAATGGCTGCCGCAGTTGTAGTACCATATAGCCCGGAGCTAATCATTCCCTGGGTTTCCTGTCCAGTTAACGTCCCCGCCTGTCTTTCGATGTCAGCAAGCCCGGAGGCTCTTAGAGAATCATTGCTGCCCGAAATTGAATTAAGAATATCGGCATAAATTCCCCTTATCTCCGATTCTCTTTTAAGATTGGATGTTTTGGCTTCTTCTTCTCTCTGGCTAAAGTTATTATACAAACTCTGTAGATTTGTTCCTCTGGAAGGAGGAGCTTGAGTCGGATACCAGTCTGGCCCAGGAGACACCGGTCCCGCTTCTACATAATCTCCACGTTTATTTCTATACAAACCCATTATACTTTCCCCGCTTTCTTCGTGTCAAAAAGTACCCTGTTCACCGACCAAGCCTGAGCAGCAGTAGAATTGTGTAGTTTCAATCCCATATAAGCCCCTCTCATTCTCGGGCGTATTTTGTTTTTTCTTCCCGTTCCGCTCAAAGTACCAGACGTAAACGCCGTTGCTCCATCCTTAATATCTTCCAGTACTGTCTCAGCATCGTCCCCTTTGAATAATGAATAAGTAACCCCATCTGTATCTGTAAAACTACCGCTGGAAGCACCACCGGACAAATCAAATACCATTTCGGATAGCCTGCCATTAGTATCTAACCCGGATAGTGGTGTTATCGGGTAAGTTACATAAGAAGATATTGCCTCATCTACGCTTCCTATGTCGTCATCTTTTGCCGTATCCAGGAACTTACGAATATACCCGTCCCTGCAACCAACCAAAAGGTCAGCATAATTACTGTCGTTAGAATCATAGTAAAAAAGTGAATATGTTCCACATTCTTCAGGGTACAATTCCGGGAAAAATCCTCTTGTTTTTAGACTATAAAAATAATTAGAATTTACACCCGTTGCTAATACGGTTATACATATTAAAATTGCATTTCTTCGTTTATCGAACCCCATTGTTATTCTATGGGTGGAAGGATTGGGAAGCTCATCTTTAATAAGTTCCGGTATTGAAGTTTCTGTTAAATTTGTTATACCTGAAAAGTTTGCTTCAACTCTATAAATTCCGCCAGTGCCCCAGAAGTACAAATTTCTATCATCATCAAAACACCAGCTATTGGAGCCAAATATTCCCGTTGTGTCGCTTAAATTATCCAGAGAACCACCGGCAACGGGGTCTCCTCGCAGAATCCATATAGTAGAAGCACAACCGAATATTAAATAATCATCATGGAAAGATATAAGACAGCGTATAATATCCGGGCATTGTCCCGCATCGGCATTGTTACCAGCAACGGCACTCATCGGGTCGTCAGTACCATACAGGAAATCAAATGGTTTTGCCACCCTTGTCATGTACCACTGGTTTGGATATTGTGGATTTCCCGCCAGAACTAACCTGCCACGATAGACACATACTAAATATGCCTTTGCTGGCATTGCTCCAAAATAGGTAGAGTCAGCGGCATATACCGTCCAGCTATACCAGTGTGGAGATGCAGTCTCAGCGGCACTTATTACAAAACTAACATCTCCCGCTAACCCTGTCGGGGTTGTTACTGTCCCGGTAACTGTTTCACCACTGGAAAATGTAGCAGAGGTTGTCCTATATCCATACACATAAGCAGTACTATCATTGGCACTACAGAAATCTACAATCATCTTGGCGGCAGATGTTCCACCGGTAAGAACCGTACCGCTTGTAGGATACACCTTACCGGCAGGTTTTACATCGGCTGTAGTGAGTTTTGTATTTATAAAATCAGCAATCTTTAAGTTTGCACCATTAGCAATAAATACCTTCTGAAATGCTGACGTCACAGTAAGTTGGTCAGCCGTATCAATCTGTCCGACAGATGCTGCAAGCTGTGTTAAACTCCCCGACATTATATTACCTCATAGTATAAACTATCGCTGCCGATAACTATTAATCGTTTGATTGTGATAAAATTATCAGTTTGCCAATTAGATGATAATGTTAATTCGCCGGATAAAGCAGATGTTCCGGTAATTGTGCCGGTCATAGGAACTATATCAATTAATGTTAGTGTACCTGAAAGACTGCTTGTGCCGGTAATAGTACCGGTTATATCTACATATTCCTCTGCCGCTTCTTCCCATACAGCATAAATAGCTATAATATACTCGACAGTTGAGCCACCCGCAGGCCAAGTGCTTTCTAATGCAGTTTGTCCACCACCAGTCATAATGTATCTTTTTCCACCACTGGAACTTCTATCCATATAAGTAGCGTCGGATACCGCATCAACTTGTAATGCTAACCAATAAGTTGTTCCCGCAACTATAGTCCAATCAACAGTAACCTTTTTCCATCCTTTTGTAGTGCCTTTTGCATTTCCGGTTGATACTTCTAATCGAGCATCTGGTTTCTCTCCACCGGCATTATGACTATATAATCCAAGTTCATAATTGGCTCCATTTGTGTTTTCACCTGTGTACCACCCTATTTCAGTAATTTTAATAGCACCGACAGGAGCAACGTCTTTTTGTGCGAGGGCATATCCATCTATAGGAGATATGTTTGTGCCTGTTGGGTCATTGGTAGGTGCGACGGTTACGAAACCACAATTTGTATTTAATACAAGGGCCATATTATCCCTGAGTTATAGTCAAAGCTCCGGCGGCGAATCGGGCAATTTGATTGGTAGTAATTGCGTGTGGTGTTGTTAAAGCATTAGAGCCTAACATATTTCCACCACTGGCAGCGTCAAATGTAGCAAAATGTGTTATAGTCTCCCACGAACCAGATGCTACAGCAAACACTATGGCGTTGGCGTTGGTAGCAGAGCCCCCGCTTGCCGCGTTCCAGTCGGCCCCGGCGGTTCCCACTCTTGCGTATCCGTTACCTACAGGTTCTGCTAAACCAGAGGCGTCTTCACCGGGGTCTGCTGTTGATAACCCCACAAAGCAAATGGGTTTGGTAAAGGATGTTTTACCGGTTATGTGGTCAATAAATTTATTTTCTGTATAATCGGAAAAAGACATTTTTATATACTTTCATAATATAGTGAATTTTTTGCTATAGCAATCAATCTACGATTTGTGTTAATAAAATTCGGCTCATACCCTGCGAGAACTTCATAATCTATGTTTTCTGTACCCGTTGGCGGCGGGTCTCCGTAACTTCCATCAGGCATAATCCAAAGTCTATAATAAAAAGCTGTTCCTTCTCCACTGTCATACCAATAAGTCGCTGATGGGGGTTTAAGTCTACTCCCAACTGTTAAAACCCCAGATAGAGAACTTGTGCCAGATATAGTTCCGGTTATATTTACGTAAGACGTACTTATTGTGGCAACGAATCTATCCGGAGAGACTAAAGAAGCGGATGATATATTAAAATTCATTGAAGCCGGAGTAAAAGAATAACCTTCTCGACTTGGTGTTAATGTACCAACAAAAGGAATACCGGAAGAATATTCATAATAAGAATTACTTCCTACACTTGTTTGAAAATTTCCTATTCCAGAAGCAACTTCAAACGCATAATAGTTCCCCCCGGTATATCTTGTACACACTGTTGACAAAACAAGAGCCGTATTATACGCACCAGTAGTTAAAGTAATACCAAAAACAGTCTCATTATAAACTGTGGAGGGTAAAATAGTGCCCGTTGCCTCAAAGAAACACCTATATAATCCTCCTGGAATCGGGGTATTAGTGGCCGATACTATTTGAAATTGTACAACACCGTCAATTTTATACTGTTGACCTATGTTTACAGTACCAGTAGCGGTTCCCCAGTATGTATAAGAATAAACAGCCATATTATGCCATTGCCGCCACAACACACATTGCCACTATCGGCTGTTCGACATCCCCGGCTCGGTCATCTGACCACTTATCCAACCCTGGTCTTTGTCCTATGCGGATACGAGACTCTAACACATCGACAGGACGTACGTTATTCAAATACCCTGACGTTGCGGGGGATTCTTTATCTACCGGTATCCCTTTCGATAGTCCTTGAATCGGAGAAGGTAATTCTATCATTATTTGCCCTTACTGCGTTTAAGTCTTGCACTCGGTTTATCTTTTTCCCAATCTATACCCGCTCTTTTAAGTTGAGATTCATAGGTTTGTTCAGATATACCTTTGAAATACACAGGCGACACTTTCCAGTCTTCGAACTTCGTCGGTTTACGCCCGGCTTTAATTTCTTTATTAGCATATTTCTGCCAGCTAAGATGGCGGTCAATATATTCTGACATTATGTTTCTCCTTTAGATACGTTATTGCATTATTTAGAATCTCTATGCTGTCTTTAGCATTTCCAAGAAGATGATTACACTGCGAACACAGTAAACCCCTAACCTCTCCAGTGTTATGGTCATGGTCAACAGAAAGCGGTCGTGAACCAAACTGATTTGAAATCGTTTCTACTTTACCACAAATTGCACATAGTCCATTTTGCTGTTCAACTAATCTATTATAATCTTCTAAAGTCATATTAAAGAAATTTTTAAGATTATATTTTTTAGTTTTTTCTCTATTCCACTGTTTAATTTCTGGTTTGTCTTTTTTCTTTAACCAGTTGGTTTTAGCCCGCCTCAAAGAACAACTTATACACTCATAAGTATGACCGTGTTTTTCACGTTTATTTTTATAAAATCCACTTAAAGGTTTTACTATAAAACACGTACAACATTTTCGAGTAATCATATTCTTAGCCGCGTAAATACGTTATGTCCACTATGTCTGTTGCTCCACCCGAATAGAAGTAGAGTTGCGAAACATCATCAATAGGAATCCAAAGAGCCTGGACACCTTCTGCGATTTCTACGCCTAATACATTTGATGCCGCCGCACCGATATTAAATTTCGTGGGAGCGGTATTGCCTGACGGGGCGGAAACCCAGCAACCGGCACATGGCAAACTCGTTCCACCGTTACCCTGGCCTACATTTGCTGCCAGGGTAACCCGGACAGAGCCGCCACCATGACGTATTTGAGAACCACTTGCACCAAGATAAGCTGTACTCATTATACCCTCACTTTCTTTTACGTAGCAGAACTTGCAATAGTACACCAACCAATAGTAGAACCATGCCACATACCATACCAGTAACCACCGGCGGCGGTCATTTGTGTGGCATCATCTCCCGTTGTGGTCGTCACGTCAACTGTTTCCGTTCCACCTTTTACTTCAAATAATACAAGAAGGGTTTGTCCATAGTAAACACCGTCTGGAACAGTAACTGTAAGACTATATGTCGAGCCAGTAGTGACTCTCAATACGCGGTCGATTATAAAATCGTCTGCCGCACGGCCCGTCTTTGCCGTATAGGTTATTACACCGGGAGCCGTAGTAAACTGCTTCACTCTCTGTGTATTGCCATAATCTTCTTTGGCCTGGAAATTCTCTGCACTCATTAGTTTTCTCCTGAATAATTTTTAATTTAATTCTGTGTCATACACTGTCAACATGGCACGGTCACCCCGTGCCACTTGTCCTGCATTACTGCTTTCATACAAATTACCGATAATCATATTGCCTGCATCTTTACTGGAATCAATTATTATCAAGTCCTGTGTGAGTTTGTCTGCCAGTTGAGTGTGTATACCTAATACCTCGTCCTCCTGGGCCTCGGCGATAGCGAGACAATTTTCGAGAATAGCCTCCGTTGATTTTACGCCGCCCGGAAGAAACTCACCGGCGTTTATGGCTTTGCCCGGATCGGACTTGTAGTAGAATTGTATCCTGTAAGAACTGTCTGGCTTGGGATAAAACCATATCTCGTCAAACTCGCCAATCTCAGGGGCGTATGTCGATGTAACTATGCTGTAATAGTAAGGTGCATAGCTTATCTCACCGCCGGCCATCGAATTCAATATGTTATCCGGCGATGTTTTGGCCATTTGCTTAAAACCGTCGTCTTCGCTGTACGTCGGGTCTGTGATTATGGATGAGAAGTCTTCGGGTAATTGGTAACGCCATTTACCCGTTAGCAGGTTCACCGTATGCAGGGGACGAAGAAAACTCCACTCCCAGTAATCGCCCGTTCGATTGTCAACCGGGTATAAGAACCGGCGGAGACCTCGCTGGCAAATGTCCTTGCAGGTGGTCAAATTAGTGTCGGTAGGTGCCGTCCCGGTTGTAGTCAAGCCGAGAAAGTTGCTGACCCTCGTATAGATGTCGCTATATGTAAGTCTTAAATTAGCCATAATTATTCTTCCGGGTAAATAGTTAAATCACCACCACCTGAAACCAGCAGAATCTCCCTGTGTTTTTGTATTCCATTTTCATAGACAACAAAAACATGTGATCCTGTTTCACCGAAACAAACTTCGAAATAATACAGCTTGTCAGTAAAATAAGTCATTCCAATTTCGGTGTTTTTTAAGTTTGGTTTAATTATTTTAGCTGTTACGTTTACCTGGTAATCACTATTCGAACAATAAAACAACCTGTTTTTTCCAAGTTTATACACATGTCTAACCTAACATAGCCGGGGACTCAATACCATCGACCTGGTCTGACAGTGTTTTTAGAGTATCACTGTCAGTACCACGTATGTTACTCTCAGTAGTAGAAACATCAGTTCCAGTTGCAGCATTATAAGTCGATAAAGCCGAAGCTACTTCCGAATTAACCTCAGCGGCTGACAAATCATTTAGTGCCGCAATACCGGCTGTAATACTTTCCAGGTTAGCTGTACAGACTAAAAATGTTTTTACGACAGGACTTGATTTGGTAACACTGTTTACAAATATAGTCCATACACCGGCCGCATCGGGTGTAAATGAACCGTAGTATCTGCCGGTTGCACCAATTTCGGTCATCGTAACGTCTGGAAAATTCACTCCATCGAGAACGCGGGTCTCGTCGTAAATCTTCATTACAACATCTGTTAATCCTGTAGTTAGTTTGGCCGCTTGGTATGTTACATCAATGGCCTCACCTGTTTTGAAAATACCTTGTGACATAATTTTCTCCTATCCAGTATGGGCTAATTGCCCAACTTCTAATAATTTACTGTCATATTTTGCATCCCATTCATTTTGATTCGTAACATAAAATGTCTCATAAATAGGCTTACCAAGAGACTTAGAATCAAAAATATACAATGTCAAATGTCCTAATTGATCGGT